TGGCGGGTTCGCCCTCGGATCGAGCGCGCTGACCGTGCCAGTCGGGGCGGGCGGGCTGTACTACATCGAGGGTGCGTGCGAGCTCGACACTCCCGGCGCCACGGGCACCGGAACCCGCGAGCTGCACCTGAAATCGGGCGCGACCATCATCCGCAGCATGCGGGTCGGGGCATTCGGCAATGCCCGGGTGCCGCTCAATCTGGCGACGGTCGAGCGGCTGGCCGACGGGGCGGTGATTACCTATCAAGTCGCCCATTCGCAGGGCGCCAGCCTGAATCTGCGCACCACCGCGGCCATGCGCATGCCGCACCTCAGTCTGTTGCGGGTCGGGCGATGAGCGGCGAGCTGGTGGCGCTCGGGGCGCTCGGGGCGCTGGTGCTGCTGACGCTGGCCCTGATCCGGCTCACGCTCGCGCTGGCCGAATATCTCGACCGGCGCGACGGACCGAGGCCACCAGACGGCCCAGGCGGGCCGCTGGGGCGGTGAGCCATGGCTAGGTATGGCATGCCCGCGCCGCGCGGGCTGGTACAGCTGGTGCGCTGGCTGCGGTGGCGCTGGCGCGCGGCGTGGGCCCTCGGTGGCGTCACCGAGCCGATGGTGGCCGCCACGCCGACCGCGAGCGGCTGGCGCTCGGGCGAAGTGTGGACCGAGCGCGAATCGGGCGATTGGGAAGCGTGCGTCGCCACCAGCTACGCCATGACGCTGCTGTACGGGGGGGTCAGCATGGGCGCCCCGTATACGCAGGCCGAGCGCGAGCGGCTCGAGGTGGTGGCCGATGAGCCGCAGGATCTGAGCACCACCGACGGCCAGGCGCGCGCGGTGTACGGCGCGGTGCTCCGTGGCCCGAGCACCACCGACCGCCAGGCGTTTCTGAATCGGGCCGGGGTCGGCTACTGTCTGACCGGGGTCGGCTCACCGCTCGGCTACCAGCCGGGCACCTTTCTGCATGAGGTGATGGCCGTCGGGCGCGGGGATGGCAGCGTCGCGGTGTACGACCCGCTGGCGCCCGCCGGCTACGGACCGTCGACCATGAGCGTCAGCACGCTGGCCGGCTGGCTGACCGGGCTCGGCCCGAATGATGCGCGCGAGATCCGCAGCGGGGAGATAGGAGATGAGGTGAATCCGAACACACAGATTCCGGTCGCCACCGGGCGCGGGTTCGGCCCGGCGTCGGTGTATGCCAATGAGCAGCGCAGCGTCAAGCTGTTTGATCTCGACAGCTCCGAGGTGATGGATCCGGTCGGGGTCTACAGCTGGCCGGCCAGCCCGACCGACGCGGCGGGCAAGGTGAGCTTGGCCGCGATCCGGGTCGATCTCATCGGCGCCGGCGGCGAGGATCTGCGGGTCGGCTATCTCGGCATCGACCGGCTGACCCTGCACCAGCCCGAGCCGGCGCCCGAGCCGCCACCGAATGGCGACTATGACACCGGCTATCGCGACGGCCAGGCGGCCGAAGCGGCGCGCTGGTCGGGCTGGCTGGGCGCGCGCCCGGTCGGGGAGCTCGAATCATGGGCCGCCACCGCGCCCCGAGATCCCGCCAGCACACGCGGGGCCGCGGAATCCGACGCCAGCTCGCGCCAGGGCTCAACCGACAATGGGCCAGCCAATGGGCCAGCTGAGCCGGAATCGGGGCCGTTTTGAGCACGAATCCGCGAATGGGCGCGATGTTCTACCAGATAATGGGTCTAACTAGACCGGCGCCGCGCGCCACGCTCAGGCTGAGCGTGAATCGAGCGGCGCCAAGGGCGCGCCAGGGCACGCTCAGACGCGCCTAGCCTCGCGGCCCAATGGGCCAGCCATGGGCCAGCCATGGGCCAGCCGGCGGGCCATTTCTTGCGGGGTTAGACCCCGCTAGCTATAGGCGCCGGCCAGGGCGTCGGCGGCATCGCTGACGTCGGTCGACTCGAGGTGGCCGTAGGTGTCGACCGTCTGCCGGATGCTGGCGTGGCCGAGCACTTTGGCCAGGCGGTACATGTCGCGCCCCGACGCCAGCCAGCGTGTGGCGAAGGCGTGACGGAAATCGTGCCACGTCAGCGGCGCGTGGCCGCCGGCCCGACGAGCCGGCCCGATGCCGCTGCGCTCAATGGCGGCGGTGAGCCGCTCACCGGCGACGTGGTGGCGCACCGCCCGGCCGCTGGCCATCGTGAATACCAGCCCGCCGGGCACCGGCGGGGAGGGCTGCCAGCGGTCACCGGCGGCCATGATGAGCTCACGTTGCGCGGCGCGATGCGCGCGCAGGGCGTCGACCGCCACCGCCGGCAGCGAAACGGTGCGCCGGCTGCCCGTCTTTGTTTCACCGAGCGTGCGCCGCTCGGGGTGCATGGTATGGGCGATCCGAATCCGGGCCGGGCGGCCGTCGGTCGGCTCGAGCTCGACGTCGCGCCAGCTCAGGGCGAGCAGCTCACCGATCCGGGCGCCGGTGCCGGCGGCCAGCTGCACGAGGGCATACAGGGCCGGCTCATCGGCACAGGCGGCCAGGATGGCGCGCACCTCGGTATCGGTCGGCGGGTCGATTGGCGCCCGGGTCGGCTTGGCCAGCTTGGCGCCCCGGACCGGATGCGTCGGCCGCACGCCATGGGCCACGGCGTGGCTGAATAGCGAGCTGAGGGCCGTCTTGAGGTTGCGGACCGTATTTGGGCTCGGCCGCCGACCATAGGGGCCGCGGTAGGTGGTCCGCAGCCACCGGAAATACGCGGTGACGTCGGTCGTGCTGACGTCGGCCAGGCGGGCCCGCCCGATGGCGGTCGAGGTAAAAACCCGCGCGGCGTGCGCATACGCGTCGCGGGTTGCCGGTCGGAGGTGGTCGAGATCCGCGAGCCACGTTTCGGTATAGCGCCCGACCGTGAGCCGCCGGTCACCAGTGACCAGCCCGGCGCCGGGTTCGTACATGTCGTGCCACAGCTGGCGCGCCTCGGTCAGCGTGGCGGCGCGCCGGTCACCAATACCCTTGCGGCGCACGCGGTAGTACACACGGCCGTCGGCGTGGCGCAGCTTTCGGATCCCGGCCAGCTGGCCAGGCGCCCGCGGCACGCGGGCAAACTTGCGGGGCATGAGAGTGTCACCTCAGTGTGTCGTGACGGGCCGGCGGCATAATCCGCCATGGGCCAGGCGCAGCATATCAGCCCGCGCCAGGGCGCGCCAGCCCGCGTAATCGCGCCATCTTTTGCGCGGCCATGGGGGCCGGCGTGCATTCGGGGGGGGGGGGGTGTAGAGTGACCGTCTTAGACCAGTGCCGGCGCCGCCCGTCACGCCGCCGGCCGATGCGGAGTGACGTTATGACTCTCGGGACCACGCGACGCGGCCCGGCGACGCGTAACTCGCGCACCGCCGGCAACCTCGAGCTGCTCACCTATGACGAGGCCGAGCATATGCTCACCATCAAACGCACGACCCTGCGCAAGCTGGTGAGCGCCGGCGAGCTTGAGCGGGTCATGCTGGCCGGCCGGCCGCGGATCGTGAAGCGGTCCGTGCTCGACTACGTGTGGCGCCAGGTCGAGGCCAGTCGGCGCGGGCTGGTATGACACTCGTGGGGCCGGCGGTGTACTGCGCCGCGCCGGCGTGCGTCGAGCCGTCGAGCGGCTACGTGCGGCTGGCGTATGTCGAGGATGCCGTGCCGTTGTGCGATGAGCACCTCGAGCCGATCCGGGGCGCGCTGCTGACCGTCATGCGCCCGACGTCGGTGCGCTGGGTTGAGGTAGATCTGGGCCGGCCCGGGATCCTGCGACGGATGCGGCGCCAGCTCGACGGTGCCGTGAGCCGCGCGCTCGACGAGGGCTAGACCATGACCGCGACAGCTCGTGTGTCGCGGTACTACCCCCGGACGGCGGCGGGACGGGCGCTGCTGGACTGGTACGCGCCAGCCGACAACGAGCACGATCCTGAACGGGAACGGATGGGTGGCGCCATCCTCGCCATCGAGCAGGAAGCCGCCACCCTCGACCGCGACCGGCTGGCGGACCTACTCCACGATGCGATGCTGGAATGGGTCGAGATATTCAGCGAGCGGGGTCCGCAGTACGCGGAGCCGTCTTGGGCCGACACGAAGGCCGCCGCCATCGCCGCCGCCTACGAGGGGGAGGGCGAGTGAGCGAAGGCAGGATACCTCGCGGAGCGACAGCGATGACCGCACCCCGGACTGTTTCGCGGCAGCCGAGCGATACGGCCGCTCAGCTCGACGTGGCGACACTGGTCACCTACGGCTCGGGCCAGGCCGATGCGACCGCGATCTATCAGCGGGTGCATATGGCGCTCACCAGCGTGCGCCACGTGTGGCATGGCCGGGCGTGTCTGAGCCGGATCGGCGCGGAATATCTCGGGGTGCCGTATCGCAAGCTGCCGCGGGATCCCGACCAGGTGCCGCTGCTGCGGTCCCATGACCGCCATGGCTGAGCTGCGCCGTTTCGTGCGGCTGTACCACGATGAGCCGGCGCTGCACCAGCTGACCGATGCGCAGCTCGGTGCGTGGGTCAGACTGGTGCTCATTGCCGACGCGGTTTGGCCGCATCGGCCGCCATTCCCGCGCACTTCGCGTACGAGTTTGCAGCTCGTCCGGCTCGGGCTCGTCACGCGTTTGCCACACGGCTGCTACGCGCTGCCGAGCCTAGACCGGGATCGTGAGCGTGAATCGGCCCGCGGCCGGCATGCGGCCGCAGTGCGCTGGCAAAGCGCGGGCAATGCCCGAGCAATGCCTACAGACAGACAGACAGACAGACAGACAGACAGCGAAGCCGCCGACGCGGGAGGTGACGCACCAGCGCCGACGGCCACGCCGAGTATGACGGCAGCCGACCGGGCTCGGGCGGTGCTCGAGAATCGGGACGTGCTCGAGGATCCGACCAGCAGTGACCCCGCCAGGCGCGCGGCTGCCGCCACGCTGCGCCGGCTCGGGGCCGAATGATGCGCAGTCGCCGGCGAGCCTATGGGGCGCACTCGGCCCAGACGGCCACGACCCGCCGACTGCGCTCGGGGCCGGCGGCGCGCGAGGTGGTCGTGAGCCTAGCGCCGCCGGCCATCAGCCGATGAGCGGCTGGCATCGGGCCCGGCGCCGGGTGCTGGCCCGGGATCCGGTATGCGTAATCTGCCGGGCCAGGCCATCGACCGAGGTCGACCACGTGGTGATGCGCGCCGCCGGCGGCGGGCATGACATGGCGAATCTGCGCGGCCTGTGTACGGAGTGCCATCGTGCGGTGAGCCGGGCACAGCTCGACAAACGCGGGCCGCGTGCGCGGATCGTGCGCGAATGGTGACGGCCTTTTTTTGAGCCGAGCCGCGGACCACTCCCTCCGTAGGCCGAAATCGGCCAAAACTGTGCCATCCGGCCCGACGGCGCCGGATGGCGCCGGAACGCGGACGAAACGGCGCCAGGGCGTCGCGCTCGACCGGCGCAGCGCGGGCGCGCGACGTCGGCACTATCTGACCGACACCGACACGACCCGGCTGGCGCTGGTCGATCGGCCGGCGCCGGTGCGTCGACTGCGGCGGCGCGGCAGCTCGCCGGCGGCCCTGTACGTGACGCCATGGCCGGCCGCGGCGGTGGGCACCTATGGCGATGCGGCCGCGGCGTGGCTGCGGCGTCACCTTCCGGGCTGGCGCGCGATGCCGTGGCAGCTCGACGCGCTGCGGCTGGTGCTGGCCCATGACCGCCGGGGCCGAATACTGGCCCGCACGGCGCTGGTCATGGTGCCGCGTCAGAACGGCAAGACGTCACTGGCGCTCGCGGTCATCGGCTGGTGGCTCGACGAGGGGCCCGGTGGCACGGTGCTCGGCGCCGCCACCGAGCGGCGCCAGGCGCGGATCGTGTACGAGGCCGCCTATAAACTCTTTGCCGCCGACCCGGATCTCGCCAGCCGGGCCCGCATTACGGCCCATGACGGGATCTATCTCGGCCACAGCTGGTACACGACCGTCAGCCGGGAAGCCGGCTCAGCTCGAGGATTCAGCCCGGCGCTGGTGTACTTTGACGAGCTGCTGACGCAGCACGATTCTGGCACGTGGGATGCGCTGCGCTACGCGCAAGCGGCCCAGGCCGCGCCGCTCATGCTGGCCACCAGTACGGCCGGGTTCGCTGACAGCGTGGTGCTCAATGAGCTCGAGGATCGGGGCATCCGCATGGCCACCGGCGCCGAGCGCGCCGATCCGGCGTTCGCGTTCCTGAAATGGGGTATGCCGGAGTATGAGCGCGATAGCGCCGACGCTATACGGGCCGCCAATCCGGGCATTGCCGGCGGGCTGCTGAGCATGGCCGACGTGCGGGCCGAGCAGCGCCATTCACTGCCGGGATCCTTCCGCCGCGAGCGGCTCAACCTCCGTACCTCGGTGGCCGAGCACGTGCTGCCGCCGGGTACGTGGGAAGCGTGCCAGCAGCCGGTCGAGACTGACGTCGGGGCGCGCTGGTATCTCGGGGTCGACGCGGCGCCCGGCTGGCAGCGCGCCACGCTGAGCGCATCATGGGAAGCCGGCGAGCAGCTGCCGGTCGAGGTCGTGCGCGATCTCCGCGGGACCGAGGGCGCGCCAATCAGTGCCGAGCAGCTGCGCGCGGCGGTGCTCGAGGTGGTCGGCGCCAGGCCGCCGGCCGCGATCCTGTACGAATCGGCCGCTGCGGCGGCACCGGCGCTCGAGCGGCTGAGCATCGACCATCCCGAGCTGCCGCTCGAGCCGCTCACCACGCGCCAGATTTTTGACGCGTGCAGCTCGGTCTACCAGTCGATTGTGACCCGCCGGCTGGCGCACGTCGGTGACCCGCTGCTCGGGGCGCAATGGGCCGTGGCGGGCAAGGCCGAGCGTGATGGTGCGTTCCGTTGGACCCGACGCCGGAGCATGGGCTACATCGACGCGGTGATGAGCGCCACGATGGCCGCCTACGGCGCGGCGCGGGGGATGGCGCCCGAGCCGCCGGTGCAGATTTTCCTGTAATGCGCCGGCCCATTGTGGATAACTCGCGGCCCATGGGGGATATAGTCGGCGGGCATGGGCTGGTCGACTCGTTTCGCGGAGCTGCTGCTCCGTAATCAGCTGCCGCCGGCGCCGGTGATCCGGCCGCAGCTGGTGTATTTCGGTGACGTCGCCGGGGTCAGCCCGTACGGCGTGACCGAGACATCGGCCCTCGGTCTGTCGGCGGTGTATCGGTGCGTGAGCATCATCGCCAGCGCGGTCAGCATCCTGCCGTGGGGCGAATGGCGCGGCACGCTCGAGCTGCCGGCCAGCCGGCTCACCGGCCGACCGATGGCGACCATGACCCGCCGCGAGTGGTCGAGCCAGGTGGTGGCCACCATGGCGCTGTACAACACCGCCTATCTGCGCCACGTCGGCGGCGTGGATCTCGAGGGCGTGCCGGCCAGCCTTGTGCCGGTGCCGCCGCTGTATCTGACGCCGCCCGAGCCGCTGGCCGGGATTCCTGATTACATGATTGGCACCGAGCGCGTGGCGCCCGAGCTCGTCACGGTCGTGCGCCGCGCCGTGTGGCCACAGACCAGTGACCAGCTCGGCGGGCTGCTGCAGCTCGCGCGCATGGCGTGGGCCGGCGCGCTGAGCGCGGAAGGGTACGCGTCGCGGTACTGGCAAATGGGCGGCCCGGCCACGACCGTCATCTCATCCGACCAGGTGCTCGAGGGCCCACAGGCCGAGGACATCGCCGCGCGCTGGCGTGACCGGCGCGCGCAGGGCCCGGACTGGCCGGCGGTGCTCGGCAAGGGCGCCGATGCGCATCCGTATGGCGCCGACCCGCTGACCGAGGCCGCGGTCGAGGCCCGACGCGAGCTGGTGGCCGACGTCGGTCGGTACTTTGGCGTGCCGAGTTTCCTACTCAATGCGCCCGCCGGCGATAGTCAGACCTACCGCACGACCGAGAGTGAAGGGCTGAGTTTCGTGCGCTATACGCTCGGGGATTACATCGCCGCGGTTGAGGATGCGCTGAGCGATCTGTTGCCGGGCGCGCGGGTTATGCGCATGAATCCGGCGCTGCTGACCCGTGGCGAGCAACTGACCCGCTATCAAGCATGGGAAACGGCCATCCGGGCCGGGTTCCTATCGACCGATGAGGTGCGCGCCGCGGAAGGGCTGGCGCCCGTTGAGCCATCGGCCGACGAGCTGCGCCCGAGCGAATCACTAGCCAGGAGTGTGTACCGATGACCGACGCACGATGGACTGTCAGCCCGACCACGCTGCGCGCGGCCGATGTCGAGGGCACCGGCCGCCGCGCGGTCGAGGGCATCGCGGTGCCGTACGGGGAGGTGTGGGAATCGCCCGATGGCTACCGCGAGAGCTTCGCCCCGGGCGCGTTCGCGGATGAGGCGGCCCGCTGGAATGACCGCGCCGATGGCGCGCGGCTGCCGTTTCTAGCCAGCCACGACCGCCGCGAGCTGCTCGGGCCGGTCGTGCGGCTCGAGGATCGGCCGGAGGGTCTGTGGTTCCGCGCCGAGCTGCGGCAGACACCGGCAGCCGACGAATACCTCGAGGGGGTCGACCTCGGTGCTAACGGCACCTCGGTCGAGTTTGCGCCGGTAGGGCGCTCATCCCGCACGCGTGACGGCGTGACGTTGCACCGCCGGGCCCGGCTCGGCGCCATCGCCGGCGCGCTAACGCCGGCCTATGACACGGCCCGGGTGGCCGCCAGGAGTGACACAGCCATGCCGAACACCGAGACCCCGCAGCCCGAAACGTCGCGCGAGCCGGAGCTCGAGCTGGCGCTCGAGCCGCAGCCCGAGCCGGCGCCCGAGCCGGCGGGCGCCCGACGCGCGGCCGAGCTCGCCACGCTCGACGCGATGAGCGCCCGACCGCTGACCGTGACCCGCGCTGAGCTGATCTACGGCCCGCGCTCCGAGCACGGATTTATTCACGATGTAGTGCTGACCGCGCGCGGCGACAGTGCCGCCCGTGAGCGCCAGGAACGCCACTACGCGATGCTGACCGACGCCGCGCGGCAGCTATTCGATCGCGCCGGGGAGGTGCTCACCAGCGAGGTGAGCGGCACGATCCCTACCGAGTTCCTGCCGGGTCTATTCGTGCCGCGGATCCTGAAGGGCCGGCCTATGGGGTCATTCTTTCAGCGGTTCGCGGTGACCGACGCGCGGCCGCGGACGTTCGCCAAGGTGACCACCAGCACGACCGTCGCCAAGCAAAGCACGGAGGGCACGAATCCGGCCGCGTCAGATTTCGGGACCACGCCGGAAAGTGCGACCCCCGAGCTGTATTCGGGCAGCACCAGCGTGAGCCGCCAGGTGCTCGATAGCGCCGACCCGGCCGCGGAAGCCATGATTCTCGAGGATCTCATCGAGGCGTATGCGCAGACGACTGAGGCGGCCATCGTGGCCGCCACCGAGGCCGCCGCGAGCGGCAGCGCGGCGCTCGACGCATCCGACCCGTTTGACGGGCTGGTGAGCGGCATCGTGGCTTACCAGGGCGCACGATTCCAGCCGGCCGAGGCGGTGTTTGCCAGCCCGACGGTGTACGCCAATGCGCTCAAGCAAAAGACGACCGGCGGCCAGCTGCAGATTCCGTGGATTGGGCCAAGCAATGCCGGCGGCCAGCAGCAAGACGGCGCCATGGGCGCCGCGGTGCTCGGCGTGCCGCTCATCCTGTCGTGGGCGTCGACCGACGGCACGGCTGGCGTGGGCGCGCTGACCATCACCGCGCGGCGCACCGACATGGTGGTGTATGAGTCGGCCATCGCCCGATTCAGCTACGAACAGGCCACCGGGCCGGCCGCGGTGAAGCTCGGGATCTGGGCATACATGGCCGTGGCCGACCGGCGCGGCGCCGTGAAATCGGGCGCGGCGGTGGCGCTCGCCGCCAGCACCGCCAAGAGCGCGAAGCAGTAAGGAGCGTGTGACCATGACCGACATCGACCGAAACGCCACGCCGGCCACGCCGGCCACGCCGGCCACGCCGGCCGAGCCAGGTGAGCCGGGGGAGGGCGCGACACCAGCCGAGCCAGCCGACCCGGCGCAGGGCCAGGGCCCGCCGGAGCATGCCGGTGGCGGGAAGCCGCCTGAGGCCGAGCCTTTGCCAGTCGAGCCGGCTGCTGAGCCGACCGACGAGCCGAACGGCTGACCACGAGCTGCGGCCATGGCGCTCGTGTCAGCCATCATCACCGCCGACGAGCTGGCCGCGTTCGTCGGCGGTGACTCCGCCGACCCGTGGGTCACGGCCAGCACCGCCGCGGCCAATGGCGCGGTGCTCGGCTATCTCGGGCGCACCTACGATGACGGCCAGCCACCGGCCGTCGACCCGCCGGTGCCGGTGGTGCCCGACGAGGTGCATGCCGCGACGCTGGTCGTGGGCGCGGATCTGTACCACCGGCGCCAGGCGCCGCTCGGTATCAGCTCGGCGCTCGACGTCGCCGGGCTACCGCTGCGGGTCACGCGCGACTGGCTGGCCGGCGTGGCGGAGCAGCTCGACCGCTACCGCGATCTGACGCAGGGCGTCGCGTGAATGGCCAGGCTGACCGACGCGCGCAGCGAGCTGGCCGGGATCCTCGAGGCCGCCGGCATCCGGGTGCTGGTCAGCCCGTCGGTCGGCCGATTCACGCCGCCGGCGACGCTGATCTCGCCGGGCACCGATTGGATCGTGGCTAATGCGCAGCTCGGCGCCGCGCTGCATGGCCGGGTTGAGCTGACGCTGACCATGCTGGCCGGCCGGATTGCCGCCGACGCATCGCTCGCGGAGCTCGAGCAGCTGGTCGAGGCCGTGCTGCCGCTCATCACCAGCCGGGAATGGACCGTCAGCGGGTTGGGCCGGCCGTATGGGCTCACCATCGCGGGCACCGAATATCTCGCCACCGCTGCCACCATCCGGCGGCAGCTCGTGCTTAGCTAAGGAGCAGCACCTATGACCGCTATCACCGCCGCGCCGCTGGTCATGACCGCGGTCAAGTTTGCGATTCAGGATCCGATTACGCCGACCGCCTACAAAGAATACGAGTGCCACGTGTCGGCGGTCACGATTGAGAGTGACCAAGAGGTACTCACGCACGAAACGCTATGCCCGGAGGGCTCATTCTCGGCGCTCGGTAAGGAGTCATTCTCGGTCGTGGTCACCGCGGTGCAGGATTGGACCGCCGACGGGCTGACCCGGTTCCTGTGGGAAAACGCGGGGAAGGCCGCTAAGCTCCGATTCACGCCAGGCGGCAATACCCCGCCGACCGTTGAGGCGCCGATGTTTATCTGTGACGTGGTGCTGCCGCGGCCCGACGTCGGCGGCGAGATCAACACCTACGCCACGACCGAGATCACGTTTGCGGTCACCGGCGTGCCGCTGATTCAGACCACGACTCCGACCGTGCTCGAGGCCGACGAGGAGCAGCTCGAGCTCGAGCCGGCGGCCGCGTAGGTGGCCGGCGCGCAGCGGCGCGTGACGGTTGAGGGCGCCGACCAGCTGGCCGCTGCGATGCGTGACGGCCGGCGCCAGGTGACCGATCTGAGCGCAGCGCACGAGCATGCCCGGGCCGGGCTCGAGTCGGATGCCCGCAGCCGGGCGCCGGTGCTGACCGGCCAGCTGGCCGGCTCAGTGTGGGCCCATGCCAGCGCGCGCCGGCTGAGCGTCGGTGCCGGCGCGCCGTATGCGGCGGTCATCGAATACGGCAGCAGCGCGCGCGGGCTGCCGGCGCGGCCATTTCTGGCGCCGGCGCGGGATGCGGCCGCCGGCGCGGTGCTCCGCGGCTACACCGACCGGGTGCATGAGGTTCTGCGTGACATCGCCAGCAGCAGCCCGCGCTAATGGCGCGCCGGCGCCGACGGTGCTCGAGCCGCTGCCGGCCAGCCGGCGCATCGTGCTGCCGGTCGACGGCATCGACCCCGACGGGCTCGGCATCGGTGAGCTGCTCGACCTAGCCGACGTTTTCGGCACCGATCTCGACGGCATCGCGGCGCTCATGCGCGACCGCAGCCAGGTGGCGCGTTCGCGGATGGTGGTCGGGCTGGCGTGGCTCATGGTGCGCCGGCTCGAGCCGGCGGTGACATGGGCCGAGGCACAGACGTGGCGTGTCGAGGTGACGCCGGCCCGGCTCGACCCTCCGTTGGCGCCGCTCGACGGCGCCGAGCGCGCTGGATTGTGACGCTGGCCATGGCGAGCGGCTGGCCGCCGAGTGAGATCCGTCAGCTCACGCTCGGGGAGGTGGCCGAGCTGACCGAGCGGCTGACCAGCCAAGCGCAGCGCAGCGCCGCGCGCCGCGCGCGCCGGAAGCGGTAGCGGCATGGTATTCGGCGCCGCGCAGGCCGTGCTCAACGTCGCCATTCAGGGCGACACGAAAGGGCTCGAGGATGCGCTCGACCGCGGCGCCAGCCAGGTCGACGGGTTCGCCGGCGGGCTGAGCACCGCGCTGAAAGGCGCCGCGGTGGTGGCCGGCGCGGGCGCGGTGGTGGCCGGCATCGCGTCGGTCACGCAAGCGGCCGCCGATGATCAGGCCGAACAGGCGCGACTCCAGGCCGCGGTCGAGGCCACCGGCCTGTCTTACGAAGCGCAGGCCGCGGCCATTGACGAGGCCATCGCCGCGGGCCAGGCCAAAGCCTTTACCGATACCGAGATCCGCAATGCGATGGTGCCGCTGATCGGCGCCACCGGCGACATGACCGAGGCCAATGAGCTGCTGGCCACGGCGCAAGACGTCGCCCGGCTGACCGGGATGGATCTCGAGCAGTCGGCGCGGGCGCTCATCAAGGTGCATGAGGGCAATAGCGACGCGCTGGCCCGCTATGGCGTGACCGTCACCGATGGTGCGACCGCCACCGAGGCGCTGGCCGAGATTCAGGCTCAGGCCGCGGGCCAAGCGCAAACCTACGCCGACACGACCGCCGGCGGGCTCGACCGCATGGGCATTATGTTTGACGAGGTAGGTGAAACGGTCGGCAGCGCGTTCTTGCCGGTGCTCGAAGAAATCCTGCCGGTCATTATCCCGATCATTGAGCAGTTCGCGGAGCTGGTCGAGGATCTGTTGCCGGTGCTGATCCCGCTGCTCAAGCTGGCGGTGATCCCGCTGCGAATCTTGGCCCGGGTTATCAGCTCGGTGCTCGACGTGCTCGGGCCGCTCATCGAATGGCTCGGCCAGGCCATCGACGTCATCGGGGAGTTTATCGGGAGTGCCAGCAGCGCCAAGGGCGCCAGCGCCGGGATCGGGGCCAAGGGCGCCGGCGCGACGAGTATCACGATCTACACCGGCGCCGATCCGGCCAGTGTGACCCGCGCGCTGCGCACCTATGCCGGCGACAACGGCGGCCGGATGCCGACCCTACGCGCGTATGGCGGCTGACCATGGCGACCGACATCGACGGCGCCACGGTCAGCGTACAGCTCGATCTCGGGGAGTCGCCCTTTATTCTCGACCGGGATCTGCTCGACGCTGACAGCTCGGTGCTGACCCCGACGGCCGACGCCATGAGCGATGTCTCGTGCGAAATCATCGGCGGCCAGTGGTCACGCGGTGCGCCGGCGGCTAACGGGATCCTGACCGACGTGGTGACCGGCCGGGCCGAGCTGCTGCTCAGCGATCCCGACCGCACGCTCGACCCGCTGAACGACACGAGCGCCGCGAATACCGCGATTGGCGCCGCCGGCCGGGTGCTGGTCGACGGCACGCCGGCCTTTAGCGGCTATCTGTCGGAGGTGAGCCACGACATGGCGGCCGCCACCAGCACGGTCGTGCTGCTCGACGGGCTGAGTCTGCTGCACCAGCAAGCGGTGGCGCTGACGCTGGCCGCGGCCGGAACGTGGGCCCAGGCCACGCAGCTGCTCGACGCCATCGGCTGGCCGCCCGAGCTGCGGGTCACCTACGGGGCGCCGACCAGCGCCCGATTGAGCGATGAGGTGGTCATGTCGGCGTTTGAGGTACTGACCCGGCTGCGCGAGGCCGAGCTCGGGGATCTGTGGGTCGACGGCGCCGGCCGGCTCGCGCTCCGCGCGCGTGGCTATCCGCGATCCGACGTGCCGCGCGCGGTCATCGGCTGCGACGGCATCGCGCTCGAAACAATCACGGCCGAGCGCCGCCGGATCGGGCTCGTCAATCACGTGGTGCTCGACATGACCGACCCGGCGCCCGACCGGATTGTGTTTGACTCCGAATCGATCGCGGCCAACGGCCGGCGCAGCTACACCGGCCGTGAAGCCGACCTACTGCTGAGCTGACCCGATGCCGACCAAGACGAGCACCAGCACCTTCAGCTCACTGCTCGCGCGGTCAGACACCGGGCTGAATCTCGGCGGCGGCAAAGACACGCACTTGAGCATGGTGGCGAATCCGGCCGGCTACCAGCTGCGCGGGCTGGTCGGATTCTCGCTGCCGGGCTCGTGGTGGTCAGACGTGCGCAAGCTGACTAAGGCCGAGCTGCTGCTGACCGGGGTCAGCGGGACGGCCCACGTCGGGCGCGGCGGCTCACCACAGGCGGCCGTGCGGCGCATCACCGGCGGCTGGTCACCGAATACCGCCGGCGAGTCGTGGACGACCGCGCCGGTGGTCTATCCCGGGCCGAGCATCACCACCGCCGGCGGCGTGACGGCCAATCTGCCGACCGGCTCGAGCCAGGTGGCCATCGACGTGACCAGCATCGTGCTGGCGTGGGCGCCGAGCTCGGTGGTCGGGCCGGGCGGGGTGCTCGGTGGTGGCGCGGGCCAATACGGCATCGCGCTGTACGAGATCGGCGGCACCGCGAACGCGGCCGAGGTCTACAGCGCGGCCCATGGCACGAGTAGCGCGCGCCCGATCCTGCGGCTCACCTATGAGTCGAATGGACCGCCGACCGCGCCGACCCTCATCCGGCCGCTCGGGCCCGACCAGGCGGCGGACGCGTTTGAGGGTCAGACCAGTGACCCCGAATCCGACGCGCTGCTGGCCTACGATATTCAGTGCTCGACCGACCCCGATTTCGGCACGGTCACGCACTGGGACGTGGCCGGCGGCACATCGGGGATCACTGGCTACCATATCGGGCGGGCATATGGCGGGGTGCCGCTGACCACCGACGCGCGCTACTACTGGCGGATGCGGGCCCGCGACGTCGGCAGCGGCACGTATGGGCCGTGGTCATCGGTGGCCACCTTTGTCAAAGGCGCCGGCGTGGTGGCGCCCGACGCGTACGATCTGTGGGCGGCCGCGATCCTCGAGGATATGGCCGCCGGCCGGCGGGCGCTGCGGCTGGGCACCATCCGGCCGCGCGGGCTCGAGGTCGAGCGGCTGGTCTGCGCCGATTTCGGGGATTTATTCACGGTGGCCTATGACGAAACGCCGCCGCCGGTCAGTGCGGGGGTCTACATGCTCGGGCAGACCGTCAGCCTCGGGCCCGACGGTTGGGCCGTGGATGCCGTGGTCGAGCTCGTGGGAGGGTAGGCATGCCATACAAAGAATGGGCCGATTTTGAGCGGCTGCTGAGTGATGATCTGAATACGTACGTGAGCCGCCAGGTGCCGGCCATCTTCGCCACCGCGGCGGCCCGGGATGCCGCCATCCCGACCCCGGTGACCGGGCAACCCGCGTACCTCACCAGCACTCAGGCGTACACGGTGTATGACGGGTCGGCATGGCGCGAAATCGCGCGGACCTTGCTATACGCGAGCCTGACGAGCACGACCGACAATCAGTCGGTCGGGAATGCCAGCCTGACCACGGTCACGGTGCCGGTGGTCACCGAGGATATTGGCGGGTTCGCCCTCGGATCGAGCGCGCTGACCGTGCCAGTCGGGGCGGGCGGGCTGTACTACATCGAGGGTGCGTGCGAGCTCGACACTCCCGGCGCCACGGGCACCGGAACCCGCGAGCTGCAC